GTAATTCTGTTCTGTTATTATAAAATGTTGCTGCGTGGTTACTGTCAATTACGAATTCAACAGCACTTTCGTCAATCGGAAAAGCATCACTATCGTGTACAACAACATATGTATCTTCTGATTCAATTTTATTTTGGAATTTACCAACAAAGAATCCATCAACAAAGTCTGACAAGCCTTGTGCGTTAATTAACGCATCTTCATATCCTGCTTTAATGATTGGGCTTGCTGTAAAGTCAACTGTATTTCCATCATATTCGAAAATTTGTTTTTCGTAATCGGTAGTGCCTACAACATCAACAACTCCGGTACCTTGATTAATTAATTTTAAATCTGCACCTGCTGTATCTATACTTGTTGTTCTAATACCAACAATAGCACCATTTTGTGCATTTCCTATTCTACCAACAAATGCTCCTGCACCTGCAGACTCGGTAACAATACCTTCGTCAAAAATCCAAAAAGCATCAGATCCTCCCCTGTCAATTTGTATTCCTGCTACGTCATCTACAACTTTTCCGCCTGCTACATTGTCTTGGTTAAGTGTAATAAAAGGATCGTCAACACTCATTTGAGTACTGTTAATTACAGTTTGATCTCCGTCTACAAGTAGATCACCTGTTATTCTTACAGTTCCAGAGATACCTGGATCTAAACGGATTTCTCCACCGTCTGTTACTGTAATTCTGTAATCACCATCTATTTTTAAAAACTTTGACATTCGTTAGCCTTTATTATAGGGGCCGAAGCCCCTATCTATTTAAATTGCTGTTAATACTAATAGAGATTCTGTTGAATCGTCTTGTGCTTCCCAAGTATAACGATTGTTATCATAGTCAACTGCTGTTCTGTTAAACAGTTTTTTAACAGCAACTGGATCACCGCCTGCTGCGATACCAATTAACTGGCATTCTAAATCAGCATTAGGTGCGCTACCATCTGAAGTTAAACGACAAACTCGAGTAATACTTCCTGCATCATTTGAACACTTAAATTTGTTAGTACCACGTTGTGATACAATATATCCTTCAATGAGGCTTGAACCATCGTGGAATCGAATTGGTACATTAGCATCAGCGCCACCGGTGACACCAAAATATCTTTTATTTACTGGACGTCCCATTTTTTTCTCCTTTTGTTACGTTCTAAGTAATACGCGGTGGGTGTTCCGCATAAGTCCTCGTTAGAGAGGTTCGCTCTATAACATAAGTATTTATCAAAAAGGAAAAAAGCCCGACACAGTTAAGTATCGGGCTTTGTAATAAAGGTGGGTGAAGGACTTGGGTTTACCTCCAACTAAGCGTCCAGATACCGTTTCATCTATCGCTTAGAACCTCAGTTCTGCTTAGTATCGCAGTTTGCGTACTGCTTGTCTCCAAACTCTACGCCGGGCACTACCCCTAACCAAGTGCGCTTATCTCCTCTAGAACGGAAATTATTAGCGCCAACCCTTGTAACAACGTCTTGCTACAATATTAATAATAACATCACTGCAACAAAAGTCAACCACTTTTTTGCATTTTTTTAAAAAAGTTTTACTTATTCATTACATACATTGTAACTTCAAAGCCAAAACGCATTTCTGTATAACTAGGTTTTGTCCACATATGCTTCTCCTTTCACATATTATTTAAACATACTAGAAAGGAAAAAGCATACGTATTTTCATTAAAGACTACTTCAGATAATCAGGAACAAAAAAGTCTTTGTGTTCGCGATTTTGCTTCATTAGACCAAGACGTTTTTGCATATTATAATTTAATGCTCTTGGACATAGTTTATCTGATTTAAGTGCTTGTTTGACAGCTCTTTTGAACTGCATTGCTTGTAGTCGAGTCATAAACATCTCCTTTTAAAAAGATGCGTTCCTTCAACTTAATTGTTTACTTCCGTCCTTATGGATGAACGTATAGTATTTAGTCAAAAAAACAGGACCCGAAGGTCCTGTTTAAGTTTGCTACCTAAGTAACTATTAGCTGAAGCTAACGTTGCTGATTGCTACTTTGTTCAAGTAGTCAGCTGCATTACCTAGAGATGATGCAGTGTTGTTTAGCTCAACATAACCATATCTGGTCATAAAGCTAACAACTGGCTCGAAGCTATCTGGATCAAGCACAACACCACTGCTCATTAATGGAATGTATGGGCAGTAGAACGCTGCTGCGTCTGATTCTGATGAACCTTTGTAACCAACTAGTACTGCTGAATCATCAGCTGCGTATGTGTTTACATATACTTTCATTGCGTTGTTAAGAGTACCAACAAACTTAGTGTTTGTAGGTGCTTCGAAAGAACCTTCTGTAGTACGTGCAAACGCAGAAGTAGTAGCAGATTGTAGGATTGTTAATGCCTGTGGAGACACAACTGCCCAGTTACCTGCGCCACGTCTTGTACGCTGTGCAATTTCATTAGCTGCTCTGTTGATTAGAACTGCAAGTGCTGCGTGTTCGTCACCAACGAAAGTAGCTGTACCTGAAACTGCTGCTTGGTTAAATGTACCAGAAGTACCAGCTAGGCTGTTTAGGCTAGCGATAATTTCTTGGTCAATTTCAGCAGTAATTTCTTGTGCTAAAGCAGCCATAATTTATGCTTCAACATCAATACCGTGCTGTGACTGAGCATCTTGTGCAGATTCAAAAGTCCAACGAGCTGATAGCTTTCTTGATTTAGCTTCAACTGTTTGCTTTAGGATCTGAATGCTTAGTCTGTTACCAGCTGAACCTTCTAAAGCTGCTGTTGAAGCACCTTTATCATCGGCTGCACCTGAATAACCTTCAGCAATCTTGAATGGGCTTAATGCCTCATCGCCTGCTGTTGTGTCTGTTCCGCTTGTGCTATTAAAAGCATCAGCATAACGAACACGTAATGTGTGGATTTGACCCACTGGACCTGTCATAGGCTGAACACCAACTAGTTCATTTGCAATAACTGTTGGCATTACACGTCTAATAACTGGTAAAATAACTCTGTTTAGAGTTGCTACGTTACCGGCAGAAGTTGCTCCAGCTGTAGCTGCCTCAGACAAATACTGACGAGTATTTTCTAAAGTAGCTTCCATTACAGACTTTTTATTGCCTGTTAAGCCTTCTAGTAGAGCACCTTTGGTCTCCTGCCAGCGACTTTCTAGTAGTTCTGACATTTCATTCTCCTTAAATTATATTCCAGCTAGACGCTTAATGTCAACAACTTTGCTGTTAAACTCTGATGCGTCTGCTTTACTACTAACGTTAGTTTGTGATTCCTCACGGTTGCCTGTGACTTCTTTGCCTTCTGTAATGATTGCCTTTTTGGCTGGAGTGTTACCGTCGATAACCGCCGGTAGGTACTTGTCAAACGCAGAACGTAGTTTTGCAGTTTGGACAGATTCCAGTAAATCCATCATAATTTCTTTCTGATCCTTGCTTAAAGGTCCAGTAAGTTCATTTAAAACATCTTTGCGCTCAGCTGCTTCTACTAAACGCTTCTTCTCAGTTGCCTGAGCTTCTGCTAGTGTCTTAGCTTTTGCTGCAAATGCTTTTGCTTCTGCTAATTGTGCGTCCTTAGTTTTAAGAACGTTCATTAGCTTGGCTGTTTCTGACTTCTCATTTAAGTAAGAGCCAGCATATTCAGAAGCAAATGCTTCGAATAGTTTACGACCGAAATCGTTTCTACGTGCTTCTTCAATATCTTCTTTGAGTGCGCCAATTTCGCTTTTAAGAGCTTTATCAACTGTCTCAGATACTGCTTTAGCACTTCTTTCGATAAAGTTAGTTTTAACCTTAGCGAAGTGTTCCTTAGCTTCACGTACTAAACGTACTTTTGTTTCAGCTAGGTCTTTTTTATCTTCGTGGAACTCTGCAATTTCTTTTGCAAGTGCTTCAACAACAAATTCTTCGAGTTTACCGAAATTTTCTGCCATTGCTTTTTGATCTTCGTGTAGCTCGTTAACTTCTTTTGTTAACTGCTCCATAACAAATCCTTTTAGTAGATCAGCGTTTTCACGCTGTGCTACTGCATATTTTGCACGGGCTTCTGCTAGTTGCTTACGATCTTCTGCAAATTCAGCAATTTCTTCTGCTAAACGCTCAGAAACAAGTGTGTCAATGGCTTCAACCATTGTTGACTTGTCGTGCTCATATTTTTGAGCAAATTCTTCGCGTAATTCAGCAGTTACTTGTTGGCGATTCTCTTTGATCTTCGCGTCCCAAGCCTCTTGAATTTCGTTGCGCACTTCTTCTGAAACTACATCATTTTCAAAAAGTGTTTTAAGTGCATCCAACATATTAATTTCTCCTTTATTATTGGAGTTTACTGATTATATTAATCAGCGAATCCTTTAGATACTTTTGTGCCTTGTTATCGTGTTTTGTTGCCTGTGCTAATTCGTAAGCCTTCATCCCGCCACGTGCATTCATTAAATGCTCGTAAATTGGTGTTGGGTATGCGCCTGGCGCACTTGGTTGCGCCACAACGTCTACTGTTATTATTTCAAAGTCGGATACTTCTCCGTTTCCGTCTTCTGATACATTACCAGATCCCCTACTAGACACGCCTAGTTTAACTCCGCTTTCTAGCATTGTTTTAACTAAGTTGCCCATAGGGGTTGGTAGAATTTTTAACTTGCCATAACCGTTTGGTCCATCCATCCACATATCTGTGACCATATGGCACACACGGTCTAAGTTAATATTAAGGCCCTCTGGATGATCAACTTCGCCAAGAACACTATATCCTCCTTGAATTTGATCGTTGAGAGTTTTGACAGCCCTACCAATTTCGTTTACAGGATATACACGTTGGTTTGCATTACGCACTCCGCCTTGTATGCAGATGCCTTTCATATAAAGGTCTTTGCCGCCTGTTGCGTTTTCGGTAGACTCAACAACCATTTGTGCTTGGTCGAATGTCAAATGCTCCCTTAAAAGATTGTTCATCAATCAGTCCTTATTATTTGCCGATTACAGACTTGCTGTTATCAGCTGCGCCCTTTTCAGAGCCTTTTGGCGCTGCTTTCATTGACTTAGAAGCTTTTCCGCCTGGCTTGTTTACATTACCTGCGTCTTCTTCTTTAGCAGAATCTGCTGAACGACCGCTTTCTTCACCACCTTGTACTAAGTTACCAGCGTCTCCGCCCATATCGTTAGCACCAGCTACTGGTGATTTAGCTTTGTTATCTTCACCTTGTTTGTGAGTAACTTTTTCAACATATTCTTTCATTACGTCAATGTCTGACTTAGGCTCTTTAGTTTCTTCAACTTCTACAGCTTCGTCAGTTTCTTCTTCAGCTTCGCCAAAGTTTAGAGCCTCCTCTTCTGGAGCCTCTTCTTCATCACCAGCTTCCATATCGTCTTCAGCGTCATCTTCGCCGCCTTCGTCGCCAGCCATCATTTTTTCAAATTCAGCTT